TTTTTACCTGGGTAACCCCAAGTATTTGGTTGTGTATCCATTTCATTAAATATATAATTAATATTAGGGTTTGTAATTGTTTGTTTTAGTTTATTTTGCCATTGAATATTACTTTCTACAGAATATATTTTTGTTATATTATTTAAAATACTTGCTTGATATGTACTTCCACCTGAACCATATTCAAAATAAACATTTATATTTTTTAAATATCTATAAAACATTTCTATATCATTTTTTCCTAAATGAGGTTGCATATAATATATACATATTAATTTAGTCTAGAAAAATAAAAATATGGGTTAGATCGGCATTTGAAATATTAAAAGGTGTAAAGGGTCTTTAATGTGTTCTTTACATATTTCTTTTATTTTAGTATTGGGAACATAACCAATCTTATTATTATTATTTTTATAGATATTTCATATTCGTTATCTGTTTCTAACTCCATTGTCAATTCAGTTTCATATGTGAGGTCTAAACAATTGTCCTTATAAAAATGAGTTTTCAGGAAAAATTATTTTACTTCCATAAAATTGTTGCGTATAATGACCATAAATAGACATATAATATTTTAGATTATATTATATTATATGTTAAACAAACACACAAATTAAATAAAATGTGTGTTTATTTTTCGTTAAAGATATACTTTTTGGTTATTTATTGAGAACCAGAACCAATCTCCAAAGGAGGTCTCATAAAGTCAGGCTCAATTGTTGAAGAATTCCAAGGTCCTACATTAAGTTGAGGGTTAGGAGGCTCTGAACGTATTTGCAAGTTAGCATTTCTTAAACTTTGTCCGACAGTATCAATACCAACGTGGTATCCGGCTTTAAGCAAGTTCACGTTAGCAAGCTCACCCTTGCCAGAAGGGTTTAATTGAGCCCATTGAGAATTACTGTCCTTGGGTAAGAGTTCGGCAGGATTTTGTATATTAGGTTGAGAGCACGACGAAGGAATTCCAGGCATACTAGTTTGAACACCATTCGCAGATGAGAAAACTTCATTGCCATTAGGGTCAGATGGTTTAACACCAGAACTGGCCTTTTCATTAGTATTCTTGTATTGAGAAGGCATCATGGTGGCAGGTTCTGAACCAGGCAAACCCTTGGCACCTAAATAACCAGCAAAAACACTCACTCCGTATGCGATAATTAATAAAACCACGATGGCTCCAATTCCATAGTCATTCCATAGATTCTTTAAAGAGAGTTTCATTATATAAAATTAATGATAAAATAATTTTAAGAAAACTTATTAATTATTCTAAACAAATATGAAACAATTAAAAACAATCTAATTCACTTTCAGATACTTCATCGATTTCAGCATCAAATTCATTATCACTGTCATCAATATTTTCTAACATATAAGTTTTCTTAATGTTCTTTGCTTCTAAATAAGCTAAAATGGCACTTTTTTTTGCGTCCTTCGCTTTTTTTCTTGCTTCCTTGTATAATTCAAAATATACTTGATTAGGTTTTTTTAGTTGGATAGTTTCTAAATTGTTTTCTAAAGGCAAATCGTCCAAACTTATGTCCTTAAGTTCTTCAACATTTTCCTCAATATTATCATTTAAATCTTCTATTTCTAAATTTAATTCGTCATCTCCCTTTTTAACTTCAATATCAAATTCTTCGTCATTGTTAATTTCTTCTAAAGTATTGCCCTCCAAAATATTATCTATTTCTATTTCTTGTTTATCTATTTCTTGTTCGTCTATTTCTTGTTCGTCTAATGTATTTATATTTTCTAATGATTTTTCATCTATTTCTTGTTTATTAGTTTTTTCTAAATGATTGTTATTTTTGCAGGGTTTATTAATTAAACAATTATCAAATATTGCTTCATCGTCTAAAACCATCATCTGTTTCAGTTCAATGTCTATTTGAAAGTTTCTTGATGTAAATTTAATCCCTTGAATTTCTAAAATTGATATAATGTTTGTCTCACTATTAATGTCATCCATCGTCATAGCATTTTCCTTTTCATTATAAATTTTAATAGACGGCACGTTATTATGATTGTTCTTGACATTAGTTCTTAATAAATAATATTTCCCGGATTTATATACGCGAATTGTAGAACTGAAAGCACTTTCAATGTCGTTTTCTTCTAAACTATTTTGAAACCAAGTATCTCTTCTCTCGTAAATTAATTTTTGACATCTTTCTTCTAATTGTTCAAACCAATTTATAAGGCTTTCTGAGTTCTTATCGAACATTAAATCACAATAATATTTTTTTCCAGACTTAACAAACCCTTGTCTTGTTTGACCTTTACACGTTTGTATATATAATGGTTTCTTTTTGTTTTCTATTTTCGTAAAATAAGCCCCTCCTTGGATGCCTGTAGGATGTGCTAAAGAAAGTTGTGTAAAATCGAATGATTCGCTGGGTTCTATAATATTATCCATATTATTCAAAATATAGAAAATTATTAATTTAATAACACGCATAAAACTCGTTTTATTTTTATTTTTATTTAGTATGAGGGATACTTTAGTTAAACAATGTTTAGATATTTTAAAACGTGACGATATAAAAAATGAATTAAAGATGTTATTAAAACCTATAATTGATTTTATACTTTATGAAATTAATCCATATATTTTTATTACAATTACTTTAGTATTTTTTGTTTTTGTAATGAATTTAGCAATACTTGTTATTCTAATAATGGTTTTACGTAATAAACAAATAGTAAATAATTTTTTTACTTAGTTTAGTTCAAATAATTAATAAAATACAAATATATTTTATTCTCATCAAATTATATAAATATGCCATCACGTAAAAATTGTAGTCATAAAAATTGCACTCGTAACAATTGCGGTCATAAAAAAATGAGGGGAGGTTCTTACACTTCTGCCTCTACTTATGGTGGTTATGTAAATGGTTCGCCAGCAACACAATTCGCAAGAACTTTTGATTCAAATGGGCAATACGCTAGCAGAGCTGGCGCAGAGTATGTAGGAGCTCAGGGACAAGGTGGTCAGACACATAATATGCCAACACAACAAAATTTATCACTTATTCAATCTGCTGGCAGACGCAGAAGACACAGAAAAAGCAGAAAAAGCAGACGTGGCGGTTTTTTTGGACAAGTTATTAACCAAGCAATCGTTCCTTTTGGACTTTTAGGATTACAACAAACTTACAGAAAGAAAAGTAGAGGCGGACGTAAATCTCGTAAACACAGACATTAAATGTTATTTTAGTTTCTTTTCTATTTATAATATATTTTTTGATAATATAAATAGAAAATGAGTTTTGAAAATCAAATACAACAATGGGTTCAACTCGACAACCAAGTTAAGCAAATGAACGAGAAAACAAAAGAATTGAGAGAAAAGCGCAACTCACTTGAAAAAAGTATAAGCAATCATGTTTCTTCGAATAATCTCTCCAACGCGACAGTTAAAATAAATAATGAAAAATTGAAATTTGCTACTACTAAAGTTCCAGAACCACTTACATTTAAGTATTTAGAAAAGACACTTTGTGAAGTTATTAAAAATGAAAATCAAGTAAAACTTATTATGGAACATATAAGACAAAAGAGAGATATTAAATTTGTTCCTGAAATAAAGCGGTTTTCTAATAATTAATTAATATATAAATAAAATATATGAGCGAAATGATTAATTATATAGGAGGAGATGAGTTAGTTTTTAATACAGAACACGGAATTACTTCTGGTGGATTTAGTGTAAATTCCGCAATGTTAAAAAGCGGATTGTCTCCAATACTAACTGTTAATGAACCTTTACAATCTGGTGGTTCAGCACAAGTTTCTGATTTATTTAATAATTTAGCAATACCTAATTGGGCGTTGAGTTACAATATGAGTGGCGGCGAGTATAAAGAGGAGGATAGTGATAGTGATGAGATTTCCGAAGATATACACGATACATTATTAGCACTTGTTAAAGAAGATAATATTAAAAGGAAAAATAAAAAAACCAGAAAATATAAGGTTTCTGGTAAAAAAACAACAAGAAGAAACAAAAAATAAACAAAAATAATATTATTTGTTATAATATTATTTATAATTAACTATTCATTTACACCCTCGCACATTTAAAACGGCACAAAATCCTTTAAAAATAAATGAGTATCAAATTATAACCAATCCATTTATTTCCAATATATTTATTGTATGTAATCACAACAAATATATAAAATTCAATAAAAAAATATATACAAATTTATATTTATTTTACACAACTACCTAACTAATTATATATTTATGCGGTTTCGTCATCTTCTACAATTAACAATTTCTTTTTAGGTTTTACAATTCTCAACTTTTTTACCTTTGGTTTTACTTCTATTTCTATCACTTCGTTTTCTACTTCGTCTTCCTCAACCACTTCATTTGACGACGGATTTTTAATTTGGTTGATTTCTTGGCGTGTTAATCCTATCAACTTGTAAAACTCGTCTTCTGTTATATCCGCAATTCCTAACTTACGAATGTCTGGAAGATATTTGAATGCTTCATTATCTAAAAAGTCTTGTCCGTATTTTGTGTAATGCCCTATGATGTTGATAATTCTATAATCCAACATTTTTTTAACGAGTTCTAATTTGTCCCCTAAAATATAAAACTTGTGATTTCCAGTTAAACTTATTTTTCCTTCATCAATAAACGCCCCAGTAAAACTTGCTTTGTTTGAAATAATAAGTTTGCGTTTATTTGCGTCTGGGTGTTGTTCGGTTGCCTTTTTTACCATTAATCCTTCCTTGATGGTATATGTATCAACCGCCCACATATCTTCTAATGTATATTCAGTTGGTATTTTTGCCTTTGTTCCAGATGATTTTATGGTTTTTGTTTTGTATTCCAATTGTAGATTTCTCGTTTCAATAAATCCAACGAGTTTATTGAATATGCTATGGAATGCTAATGGAATGGAATATTTTGGATTAAGATATTCGGTTGATGTTGTTGTGACTTTTTTACTTTGTATCTCACTAATAATATCGGTTTTTTTATTCGTTGTATTGGGTGTGTTTTGTAGTATAAATAATGAGATTGGAATTTTACCATTTATGGTTGCTAAACTCTTAATATTATCCCACAATTTCAACCAAACAATATGTTTCTCCAACATCTCGTTATGTAATGAATGACTTTTCTTCAACCAACTCAACGGATTAATGAATGCTAAAAACCCATCTGGTTTCAACCATTCAAACGATTTTTCAATAAACTTCGTCCAGATGGTTTCATTTTTATCTCCCAACTGCTTTCCAGTATGAGAACGAATGCCTCCTTTGTTGTATGGTGGATTTCCTAAAATCACATCAAAACTATTGAGTTCTAATCCCCAAACACTTACTATATCCAATTCTAATGTATCGCCTTCATAAAGGTTCAACTTATATTGGTTATTCATATTGAATATTTGATGAATAATAAACACATTTTTCTTATTTAATTCGCTCATATACAACATATTTTCTATGATATGTTTCTTGCGGTCTTCGTCATTTGGTATTTGTGTTTTTAATCCTTCCATCAGTTTCAAATAAACCGCTACTGGAAAATTACCCATACCAGAAGCAGGGTCAAACCATTTGAAACTTGGTTCTGTAAATATACTTCTTCCGTGTTCCTTAATATAATGTTTATCTAAATTATCCAACTTTTCAAATACTAAGCACATAGGAGTAAATACTTCGCCGTTTTCTTGCTTCTCTTTTTGCTTTGGTTTCAAACAACTTTCAATTAGTTCCAACAATTCTTTTGGTTTATCTATTAAACTTTGTAAAGACATCTTAAATTGTATTGATATATTATATATACAAGAGTTCTTTCTAATATATTTTCCTACAATTGCTTCAATCAATTTTATAATATCTGGTTTATTCCACCAGATAAACGACTGGTCTTGAAATACACTCAATAATGCTGGACTGGTCTTAATCACATTTAACATTTCTAAAATATCTTTGTGTTCTGTATTCATAGTCAAAATACAAATCAACGGAATAATAAATGGTAATACATCTTTGGTAAGGGAAATATCGGTATCTTTATTATCTTCTGTGTCTTCTGTATCTTTATCTCCTCCATCTTGTTTTATTGTTTCTTTTCCAGTTGGTAATGCTTCTTCGCTTTCTTCGTCAAACTTAACTTTTACATTTACTTTCTCATCACCAATAGAACTGGTAAAATACTGGTTCATCATTTTTTGGTCTTTTGTATCCATATCAATAATGCTTTCTTCAATTTTTTTCAACAATATTTTTAAGTTATGTATAGGGTCTGCTTTCCAAATATGTAAGAGTTTTTCAACCAATTTTGTCTTATTCTCTTTTCCTTGAAATAAATCACTATCAATATTTATCAAATTATTTTCTACCAGATATGTTATTTTCTGCTCTACATTCAAATCTTTTTTATACACATTATAATCCAAACAAGTATTTAGAACTCTGGAAATATTCAAATCAACCACAAACCCCATTTTTTTAATTCCATTATTTATTTTATCGTTGTCACTATTATTGATACTTTCAGTCATACAACGATACATCATTTGGATAATCTTATCACTTGAAACAATATCATTAAACAGAAATACCACATCTACAAATGGTAATGTAATTCCCAAGGTTAATTGATTTCCCGCTAATAAAATCAATCCATCTTTTCCTTCTTCTTTTGCCTTCAATTCCCAATTTTTTATTTCTTCTTTGATGTCTTTCAATTTATACTCTTTTTTAGAATTCACAATTTTTATTTCATAATTTTTAAGGATACTATTTTTCCCCATTCTATCTTTCAAATGTTCGCTTACTTTATTAATCGTCATATTTATTCCAAAAGGTAAGAACCATAATTGACTTGTAAAATCTCCATTATTCAATCGTGTTCTGCTATTCTTTTCAATAGCAATTCGTTTTATTCTTCCAAATATAGATAAATCTTTTTTAGGGTAATCTTGTTCCTTATTGCTTCCAGTAATATATCTCAACATCGTATCAACTTCATTTGGAAAATTTCCACTTAAAAGTGTTCCATTTGAAAATCCATACGAAGTATCTTTAATTTGTTCTTTGATTACTTCAAACCTTTTTCTATCCATCATATTTGTAAGAATATGTAAATCAGGCATTTTATCATAAATACTTAATAATTGTTCTTTATTTTCTTCGGTTAAGAACAACAATACATCTTCTCCGTGTTTTTCTACTAATCCTTGAATATTTCGTTTTTTACATAATTGTTCGTCTTCAATATCCCAATAAAACTGACATTCCAAAGGAATATTCCATTCACTTAAAGGTTTCGCATATGTTGCGGTTAAATATAATTTTATAGTTTTTGACGACGAGTACGATTGTAAAATATTTTTAGACATTAATGTTGTTCCGTGAAAATGGTTCTCATCAAACACGATAAAATCCAATTTGAGTTGTTGTATTGCTTCAACTTTTTTTTCACATACATAATCATCTAATAATTGTTTGCTTACAATAATAATATTATTTCCTTGAAGAACCATCGTTTCAAAATCAGTTCCTTTTTTAATTTCAACAATATTTATTCCATTAAAATCTATAAACTTATGAAACAAATCATCGGTGAATTGAGATAATGTTTCTCTTGGTGCTGGTGTAATAATTAATCCATTTATTACTCCAAATTTTTTATGGTATTTAATAAACAACCCACCAACACAATAAGTTTTTCCAGACCTCGCTTTTGCTCCTAATAATAATTCCTTTTCTCCTTCATCAATTCTTTCCATTTGTTTATATGTAATTAAATCTTGATGAAAACGCTGTTGTAAAGGAACTTTCTCATTACAAAATTTAGAATTCACTTCATTAATTGTAATGTCTTGTATAGAGTGTTTGAGATTTTGAAAACATATTTCTAAATCTTCCAAATCTAAAATGTGATGGATATTTTCTTTTATATAATTGTTTGTTGCTTGACTTGAAGTGATTATATTCATTACTTTTTGTTTATTATTCACAACAAGATAAATATCACATTCTTTATATTTATGTGAGTGTTGTTTTACAATTGCTAAAATTTTCTCAACATCGTAATTATCAATAGATTTTTTACTATCATCTAAGTAAAACTTGGAAGATATAAAAACCCATTTCCCATTATTTTTATTTTGTAAAGTAATATCACTTGAACCTCCTTTTCCTTTGCTAAATACAGATATATCTCGTAAGTAAATTTCTAAATCCGCCACTTTTTTTAATTTACAAGTATTAATATTTCCTTCATAATGGTCGTAAATATCATTTGGTAAGATGGAATAAAATCCAAATTTAATGATAATATCCCATACTTTTTCAAATACATTACCTCTTTTAGATTGCGTTTCTGCCTTTGTTTTACCATTTACAGATTGTAAAAGTTCGTCAAAAGTAGAAACTTGTTGTATGCGTTCAAATAATTCAATTCCGTTCATTCTTGATTATAGTTTAAGTATTGTAGTATATTTATTATTGAATAAAAACAAATCAATTTTTTATTCAATTTTATACATCTTTATATAGTTTTAGTTTATGTTTTCGTGTTGATGGTTTTCTTGTATATTCTGTTTTTTTAGTTGTTCCATAAGCATATTCAAAATAATTTTTATAATTTTCTGGTTTTACTTTTTCTATTGATGTATCAACATTTTTTGCTAATTCTTCAAAACTATTTACATTTCTTTTCTTTTTTATGTATGTTTTTATTTGGTTAAAATAATTTTCTATTGGCGAATTAGTCATAGGTGTATATGGAATAGAAAATAAATATTTATTACCGCTTTTTGTAATAGCATATTTTACCATTTGGTTATTATGACTTTTAGCATTATCTAAAATTATAAGATGGTCTTTGTATTTGGGAAATATTTGAGTTTCTAAAAAATCAACCATTCGTTCTTGGGTAGTTCCACCCTTTTCATAAAATATTTTTCCAACACATTTTTTATTATTGATTGCTAATAATAATGTAAAACTACGAAATACAAAATTATTATTTGTTTTTATTACACAACGCTTACCAATATAACATCTACTATATGCTGGTTTCAAATGCGAACCAACCGATGTTTCATCTAAACAAATAATTTTATCAATTGGATATTTGCTAACTTCTTTATAAAAATCATTCATTTCATTTTCTTTATTTGTAGGTTTCTTGTATCTTTCTTTTGGAAAATGTTGATGCCTTGTTCTTTTTCTGGTTCTATTATTAGCACGAACAACTCTACCTAAATGTTGTCTTGTAATATCAAAATCCTTGTATTTATTTTTCATTTCAAATAATAATTCGTCCATAGTAAGTTGTTCGTTTTTGTCTATCATACCTAACGCAGTTTTAACTTGTTCTTTTTTGACTTTATATGATATTGGTTTTCTATTACGACGAGTAAGATTTTTATTGTGTTGGTAATTATAAACCCATACTTTTAGTGTAGTTTTCTTACAATTAAAAATTTTACAAACTTTATCCATACTTTCATTATTATTCAAATAATACTGAACGGCAGAAGTTTTATAATCAATTCCCTTATGTTTCATATAGTAAATTTAGAAAATAACACTTATATTTTGTGCCGTTTTAAATGTGCGAGGGTGTATATTAAAATGACCCCCACGTGTTATAGTTAAATGGCGATACTAATATTTCATCTACTTTATTTTTCCAGAAGTCGACACGCTTTTGAAAAGCTAAATCCTTTGCTGTTTCTGGATATGGGGTTGTAGCCTTCATTAAGTCTTCTTCTTCAGAGGTTATTTTGGGTTTGTTTCCATAACAATTTACACCAAACTTTATTTCAGGGTTGGCTATATAACCACCATTTATGCCGGTACGACCACAATCATTTTCGTGACCTTCTATGCTTTGTAAATTATCGTATGTTTTTTTTTGTGTTGGAAAAAGTGCTAATTGGTCTGCGGACCAACCATAATTACACCACTCGGCACCATTATTATAAGCTTTTTCAATTTGGTCATATGATGCTAAATCGGCACCATATGCGGTACATAACGCCTTCGCATTTTCATAATTATAATAATTACCGGGAATATTAAATACTTGTTTTTTGAATTTTATCTCTGGAACCGGTGTAGCTTCATATGTGCTTTGGTCAACCACAATATCAACCTTTGCGTTTTTAGTGAATAAACCCTGAACGTACGCGGTTACATTTATACTAAAAAAATATTGAAAAGCATTTACAATAATTAAAACGACTAAAATTGCTACAATAATGCCTCCCATAACCTTAGTTCCGCTACCATTTTCATTTCCTAAACTGGATGAACCGCTTTCTAAAGATGAAGAAAAAACATAATATGATACTACCACTAAAAATATAATAATAAAAACTACAGGGTTCAAAATATAACTGTTTAAATAATTATACATATTTACTGGATCTGTTGTTGATGTTGTATTCACGACCTCCATTATAATATATAAATAGTTAAAATAATATATTATAATATAAATTTATAC